GTACGAGCCTTATTGATCTCCTCTTCAGACATGCCAGCAAGGCGCATCCTAGTCAGAAGACCATTGGTTGGATCGTTGATAAAGGCATCACGTTGAGCAGCTGGTAGGTTGTTGTACCTTTCAGCTTCTTGCATAAACAATGCAAGTTGATCAGCCTTCTTGGACTTCTCTTGATCAGCTCCAAACTCTTGAAGTTTACTTTCCAGATCTTGGAACGTTGTAAGAAAGCGTTCCCGATAGGTACCAACGCCAGACGGATGCCTGGTGCTGCCAAGGTTTGTAAGCAGGGCAGTGGCTCCAAGTTGATCTCCAGCGGCCACCTTATTTTGATAAGCAGCTGCCAGCATCTTAGGGAAGTCTTCGTTGATTTCCTGGTAAGAATAAGGACTCAGAATCTTCTCTACCGCAGTCGAAGCTGTTGAGGCAGATGCACTATCAGTAATACCACCAAGAGCAGTAACAGCATTCGTAAAGGCAACATCCTTCTGAAATGCTTTGGCATTGCTATCCAGTTCCTTACCCCAATCCTCCATAATTCGAAGCTTGGTAACAGCAATGTTATTTGCTGCGTGCTCCATCAACACCTGTGGATTGATCTTAGAAATGCCTGTTTCCAGTGACCACTTCTCGGTAAGCAGCTCCATGGCACGTTCTGCCTGAGCCCTACCCATGCGAGGACCGATAGTAATATCTACTCCGGTATCTGGATCACGGATAATGGAATTCTCGCTTCTTGCCTTATTGATATAGTTGGCAAGAGAGAATGGAGCGTTTTGAGCCTGAGCAATGCTGTAGCCGTAGGCCTGCCATCCAGTCAAAGCTGGAGAATTATTTCGAATACCAGCAGAAATCCCTTCAGCATTAGGAAGAGTTTCAGCAGCTGTTGCTAGTTGGTTGTCTCGTTTGGCTGCATCACTGAGACGAACTTCTGCTTCTTTATGTTCTTGTTGGTACTTTGGAGAAAGAGAACCACCACTGCTGATGAACTTGGAAAAGCCCTTTGCAATTTGACCCTTTTTCCACTGCTCACCTTGTTCTTGTACGAACTTAGACAGCGTAGAACTAAAGGCAGTTAGCTGTTCAATCTCTCTATTTTTAAGCCGTGACTGTTGTTCAACAGCCTCAAGCATTTGTTGACTTGGATCAAAGGTTCTCGTAGGGCTAAAGCCTGTAGATACAGACGGCCCACCAAGAGCAACCTGTGGACCCTGTGGATCATAAATACTAGCCATGGATTAGCCTCTTCCGATCTTTTTGTCTGGAGGTGCAAATTCATTATATGTCCCAATACCGCCAATAATCGACCCACCAATGCCCGATACGAGACCAAGACCACTAGGAGCACTAGGACTGATCATCCTACCAGAAGCAGCAGCGGCATTGGCACTTTCAGCTTGTTGGAAGGTGTACTGGCTACTCAGCAGGTAGTCTTCATTGGCATAGCCAAGATTCATCCCAAGCGTAGCCATGTCTCTGCCAAAGCTTCTTTCAGCATCCTGGGCAAGGATACCAATGGATTGACCAACCCTACCAGAAGCCATGATATTGCCTTGGGCTTGAAGGGCATTAGTCAAAAGCTTTTGCGACTCAACGGCTGACTTATCGTATTCATTTTTCAACTTCATCTGGTCCGCAACATAGGCGCGGTTGGCAGCCTCAGCGTTAAGTTTAATCTGGCGGTTGTAGGCCTCCTGAGAAGCCTGATACGCAGCCATCTGTCCCGCATAAGCCTGCTGTTCGGCTTGATAAGAAGCAATAGAACCTAATCCGGAGCTAATTGCGCTGACGGCAGCGATAGCGATTGCGACATCACACATTTTGTTAACTTAGCAAATTCAACATAGGTTAAACGGTCAGGACCCACAGTACGATACATGAGCTTCTTAAATCCAAGCATATGGAGAAGTTTCATGTGAAGAGTATTTCGTGGATCAGCAATGTTATGGAGGACATCAAACGAAGCAATTTGATCGACCCATCGTTTTGCTTCCTTAAAAAAGAGTTTTGGATACGGACGGACATGTGGTGTGGTTAGCATCCATATGGATCCGCAATGGGCATCTGTTCTGGATACCCCCGCAATTCCGCAGAGGTCACCCTTGGGATTTAAAAAGGTAACACTGAAGTCAGAAGACAGAACAGAAATAGAGAGGGCCAGGGCCATGTTTTTATGGCCAAGACCCTCCAATTCTTGATGATCATCTTCTTGAAGATGTGATGCCACATAGAAAGCATCTTCAACAGTGGCAGGACGAATAAGATTTATTGCCTGGTCACTCCTCGTGTTGTGAAAGATCCTTGCCATGTTAGGCTTGTGATGGCGGTAGGGAATGGATAATCGGCTTTAAGTTTGATTGATACCTGATCTGCTCGGGCCATAATTGGCACCGTGTTATTAGCATTACGAAGCATTGGAAGTGTTTGAGCTTGATAGAGGTTGGCTGTAATTTGAGGAAGTTCAGCCAAATACACATCACGCCCATCCGCATCAATTTCTACAGTATACGGCCCGGAGTTGTAACTACTAATGGTTGCTCGATAGATTGTAGGGATGTTGAGAGTATCCGCACTATTTTCACTTGGTTTGTAATACAACGCAGGAAGCATAGCCTCTGCTTCATAAGTCACACCAAGCGCCCACGAGTAGGAAGTTTGATCTCCTTCCAATAACACAAAGTATTTCTGCCCAACCGGAGCAGCCGCATCGTATTGAACTGTAAGATTATTAACCCAACCTGGATTAACTGGATCCAGTGAAACAACAGCAGCCGTACCAGTAAACGATTCAAGTCCATCCTTAAAGCATACCTTTGTTTCGTCGGTACCACTTAGATAAATGGTTTGAGGATTATAATTGTAGAAATCCAACCGAGTATCTACATAGGTATTCTCATAAAGCAAAGCCCCACTGGAGGACTCAGTGATTAGATTTACTTTACTCAGGAAAGCATTAGGCTGTTGCGTTACAATGTAAAGAGATTCATCCTCAAAATTAACCAAGGAGATATTTCCTGGCAGAACCCATTTAAACCAGCTATTCATTAGAGCCTTGCCTTCACTGACAAGCCAACGATACATGTAAATGGAATTCTTCTCTTGATCTGAAAGTAGAACAAGAGTATTAGTAGTGGTATTTCCTTTAAATGACGTAACCTTAGCAGGCAAGTACGAAGGTATAGGTTTTGTAATGTCTGCTGTTTGAGGTTTTGTATTGGAGTCAGTAATCAAGATTTCTCTGATGCTGGATGCTCGTGAATTTTGATCCAGAATCATGAAACTATTACCCGCATCAACAGGAGGAACTTTAGTATCTTGGCTGAATGTAGAAACGAGGTTAATTTCAGCGGTTGAAGGACTAAAGGCCTCCGTGGAAGTTTCAAGAATGTACTGAGCATTATCAGCAAACAGCATCAATCCTCGTGGAATTTGAAGCGAATGTTTTAACTGAATAGGCTTCTGGGATCCACAAGAAATATCAATCGGATCACTGTTGACAATGGTAATAACAGTACTAGCAAAGAAGTCAAAATAACTTCCAGCTTGACTACAAATCACATTATCATTGCTGAAGAATACCAAACGATTTTTGAAAAAATTGATACCGCTAATGGTCGAACCAATAAAAGTTGGATCTGGATTAGATTCAGTATCTCCAACAACTCGATCATTCCAATACTGATTAGCAGCCAAATCTACAGTACCGGTAGTCGATGCCACGGTATTGATCGTAAATGTATCTCCGAACTCTGAACTAACCACATTAGAAGCTGTGTAGTTACGTCCCGGACGGCTGATCTCGACACCATTAATTGTGTTTGGAAAGGAGGTGACAATAGTCAAACCAGCCTTTGTTGTAGTCAGTGGCGCTGCTGGAGCAAATGCTCCGTTTTGAGAGATCTGTTTGTTTCCAACCGTAATTGGATTGGTAGTTGTGGTCTCAGCAATTTGAGAACCACTTACATACCAGCGATACCGAGCAGTCGGAACTCCACCAATTGGCACATACACCAGCTGAACATAATCAGTTGTGGAGATATTTGTAGACGTGGTAGTTGTCGTACGAGTATAAGTGCTAGTTACCCTAAGGCGTAGATCTGTTCCGGAGCCTCCACTTACCGGAAAACTTTCTCCAACCTGATACTTGCCAAAAGAATTATTGGTAATCGATATTGTTTGAGGAACACCAGTCAGTGTTGCTGTTGGCGTAACTGCTGTTTGATTTAGATTACGATAGGTGAAAGATCCATCAGCTTCACGAATAATAACGTGAGGCATGGTAGTACCATCAAACCTAAGTGGTACGCTATAACCAATGGTTTCTTTCCACGAACCAGCTCCATAAGAACCACCACCATCCGTGGTAAACTTTACGTAGTAATCATCACCTTTGGTGTTTGCATCCCCAGCAACTTTTATGATAGCCCCATCCTTAAATTGTTGAGGTAGACTCGTAATGGATGGTACTTCACCCTTAAACGCCTCCAGTGCATTTCCAGTGTTACCACCAGAGGCTTTAATGGTGAAGTCTGCTCCGGTGTTTTTAACAATGTAGATAGCATTACCAACTGCGGTAGCCGTAAAAGTGCCACCAGCATTAATAGCATCGACTAAATTTGTAAGTACTTCGTTAAGTCTAGTATGACTGCTAGAACTAGTGATGGTATAAGTGGTGGCATCCAAAGTCACCGAATAAGTAAGATCACCTCCAATAGTATTGATAAGCAAAAAGGCATAGTGGGAGTGAGCAGCACTTGTCGCTGCAGCCATTTGCGTAACTACTTTTTTGTTTAAAACAAAGTAGTAGTCATTGATTTGCAGCAGAGCCAGATCCGCTGAATCAGAGTGCGTTGCGTAAGTTGTGGCACTAGCAGCTGGAGTATTGATTGTTTTAGGAACACCAGACTCGGCATCCCAAATCTTTAATACGCCAGTCTTTGAAAATTGAATGATGTAACGCTCTTGGTCATCACGGACAGCCATGAACCAAGTGCCATCTGCTGCGGCTCCACTCAGTTTTCCAATACCCTTGAGACCTGGACGCTTAATTAGTCCAAAGGCGGGGTCTGGAAAGTAATTAGTACAAGATCTAAGCTGCCCAGCAAGCTTATAAGAGTCTGCTTGTTGAGAAACCCCACCAATCAAGTTAGGAATTTTCTGAGAGATAGTTGCCATTAGCGTGCCAGTGCTCGATATGGTGTGAATGAAATGTAATAATTCTGACCAGTCTCAATTCCAAAGATGTTAGCTTCGGAGGTCTGCGTATCATAAGACAAGCAGTTGGCCCTGGCCATCCCTTCATCCGATTCAAAGATCTTAAACTTCACCGTATCAATATCTCCTGCCACACGATCATAGAAGATGCGGGTGGCCTTGATGGTGATGTAATCCTTAAAGATTTGTGGAAGATCTTCGAAGTCGAATGCCCAGATTACATCACAGTAAATTGTGGTGTTAGTGGGAAAAGTGTAGGTGTGATTGATTTTATCGTAAAGCCGACCTTGGCGCAATACGGTCTGGTATTTTTGTACGTTAGCAATCTTGTTGTCTGCAATTTGCAGAACAGTATTTGGCACAAAGATGTCACCATTCACATCGGAAACAAATGGATACTTATATTCAGTATTGAAGTTCCATCCTTCTCCTTGAACAGAACGGTTAGCATCATCAAGAATGCTAAGTGCCGTAGCCACTTCAGGATTAAACGAATCAAGAGAAGTCACCGGAGCCTGTCCGATGCCAGTAAGCATTTGATTGACAGCTTCAAGCTGCGTGGTAGCAAAAGTCATTGGACAGACACGGGTATAAAAAAGGAGGCCCCAATAGAGACCTCCTAACTTGTTCCTAATAATCTCCAAATTAGGAGAAAATCAGACGTTGCGGAAGGCACCAGCACAGGCGACGCGCACAGGACCAGCGCCATAGGCCAGGCGGCCCACGATCACATCGCCCTGATAGATCACCTTGGTGTCAGCACCAGTGGTTTGCACGGAGGGGCCAATGGCCTCCACCACACCAGCAGCATCCCGATGGAAGATCAGGCCGCAGGAGTTGGTGAAGTCGGTAGCGATACCGTAGTTGTTGTTCTCACCGGTAACGGCGGCAGCATCGATGCTAGCACCAGCAGCCGAACCATACTTGCCCAGGAATGGGATGTTGTTCGACTTGTAGATCTTAATGCCAGCGATCTCATAGAGACCTTCGCCGCTGTTCAGGCTGCCACCAGAGGCACCATACTCACGGTTGAGGATGTTGGTGTCCACCTGGCTGATCAGTGCGTAGTACTGACGGGGGGCCAGCACAGCCACACGGCCATCCTTAGGAGCAGCGATTTCATCCAGGCGAGCGGCGGCTTCGAAGAAACCATCCACGAGGGCCTGAGCATCATACTCCTTGTTGGCACCCAGGTTGACACGGAAGCCACCAGGTTCACCGGTCACAGCAGCGGTCAGGCCAGAGGCACGATCCAGAACGCGGAAGATCCGGCGATCATAGAACTCAGCCAGGCTCTGACCGATCTGACGAGCGATGGGACCACGGATGTCATACTGAGACAGGGTTTCGTTCAGATCATACACAAACGCGCTGGCGACCAGCAGGTCATCCATTGCGATGGTGGTCTCAGCCACAGGAGGGTTGCCCGAACCGAGGATAGCGGAGCCGGGGGTGTGGTAACCAGCCGAGATGCGACCGGTGTGGATGAATTGGGCTTCCTTGCCGTTACGGAGGGTACGGTTCTGGACCAGACCCTTGGCAATGGTAGCATTACGGAAAGCTTCATACACCTCACCGGTGAAGAGCTTCAGAAAAAGGGCTTTAGTATCACCAGCTTTATTCGATTGTCCAAGTTGCGTAAGCGTCGCAGTCATTGTTTTCTAAAAAAGAAGGTTTATCGCGTTTCCAAGTACTTGAGTTTTATCCGGATTAAGGGTATTTGGTTTTTGGGAAATACGTCCGTAGTATTGGGTATCCGACGCATCGGGCCAATACTCCAGTCATGACTGGGTTTTTAACGAGGTTGTCCCATCCTCAATAGGCAGGGGGACATTGCAGTCCCCACAATCTACTTAAAGCAGATCGCCGCTTGCAGCCAGTTTTTCTTCAACGTCCAGCCGATACGCCGGATCATTACGGTAACGAGGATCAGAAATGGCTCTAGCCAATTCGGCTTGTGAACGGAATCCCTTGACGGAATTGCGAACATTTTTACCCGAGACTTGCTGCCCTTCAAATCCCACGGAATCCTTATACTTTTGATTAAGAGCTTGAACAGCAAAGAAGATTGCATCCTTATTCCCACTGTTAACTACGTTGTCATACGCAGCAACTTCAGTGGGGGAAAGATTATCCGCTGCCCAAGCAAGTGTTTGATTATAAGAATCAGGGCCACCAACAGAATCAACAATTGATTTTGCATCAGCATCTGTTAGAACCTGAGGCGTTACTGCTGGAGAGTTTTTGACATTATTTAGGTATGCCTCGACAAGTTTCTCCGAAGGCATCTCCTTAAGCTTTTGAATGGTTTCAGGCTTAAGTTGGTTATTGTTGGAGTAATACTCCTCAGAAGCAGACTTAAGAAACTCAGCTTCTTCAGAAACAGCAACCTCTTCTTCCTGATCTTCCTCTTCATTTTCTGACGATTCTTCTCCATCGGGCTCTTCTTCCGTAGGAGAATCATTACTCTCTTTCTGACCGAGTTTCTTTTCCAGCTCTTTGTAAGCCTTCTCAAGATCCTCAGCAGATTTGAACTTACCAGCATAACGCAGTTCTGATTCGGCATCCTCACGGGCCTGATCATATTTGCGCTGCTCTCGTTCTTCTTCTTGCTTAATTAGTTTTTCACCAATCTCTGCAAGGCGAGCTTCTTCGGTAAGACGACTTTCTTTGGCGTCGAGATCATCAGTCGAGTCAAAGGTATTTTCTTGCATTAGTGATAGACGCCAGTAACGACGCCAAAGGTGGGTTGAGTGATTTTAGGACCGTGACTGCCAACCAAAGGCCGAGACTTGTTGGCCCGAATCTTTGGCTTGCCAGCGTACTTGTTTCTCGTATTCAATTCAATTGCCTCATCGGCAACCTCGTAGTCTTCAGGGTTAAGGCCCTGGGGCTCCTGGGGTAGGGGCTGGAGCTGGAGGTTGCTGAGACTGTCCTCCTGGAAGAATACCTGTTCCTCCAAGGTTTTGGAGCGTCTGTTGGATGCCATCGAGTGCTTGAGGGTTTTTACTAGGATCCACCAACGGAGAGCTGGCAAATTGACCAACCTGTTCCGTCAAGGATTGAAGGGCCTGCTGACGTTGCATCTGCTGCATCTCAGTATTCTGTTGTTCTTGGGTCTTGACCAGATTCAGAATGTCAATACCCTGTGCCGCAGCAAGACGCTTAACGGCTTCATCAGGATTGATAAACTTCATCATGATCTCAGGTCCAAGAGACTGGGATACAGTTTGAAGGAACATCATAAGAGATTCCCTGTCTTGACCGCGACCCACACCTTCCAGGCCAGCAACAACGGTAGGGAATACAATTCCTTTGGGAAGTTTAGGAACTTCACCACTACGTTGAAGCACAGACAGTTTACGATTCAAGTATGGGCGCAAGAGTTCTACGGTTAGGTTGCCGTAAATGCCACCAAGCTGCTCGTTAAGTTCCTGCTGAGTAGCGCGAATCTCTTCAGCAGTTGTGCGTTCACTCTGCCTTACAGTAAGAATGAGGAATGCTTCACTCAGCCGTTGATTCAGCTGGGTGATCATCTGATAAGCGGTGGAGAAGTCAGCCTGTTTTTGAACCTGAACCGCAACAACATCGCCTTCGCGGCCTTGAATAATTGCCCCGTTTCCGGCCTTTGCCAAAAGAGAAGGCTTAACGGTAGCAGAAGGAGATACCAGAAAGACCACCTTAGCAGCAGCAGCGGAGCCTTCCACCATTGCTTGCATAAGTCCTTCAAGAGACCTAAGATCACCAAGGTATTCTTCAATGCGTCCACGCCCATAGTCCTCACCATCAACAACGTTGAAACGTAGGGGAAGCCAAGGAGTAATCTCTTTTGGAGCCTTGCTGAGGCTATTGGGAACTATTTCCCCATCAACCTCTTGCTTCCACACCCATTGGTTGTTAATCAGTTTAGCCCATGTGTATACAACCGCTTCACCTTCGCCAACAGAAATATCAGCAACTGCGGCTGTTCCGCTGGTATCATCAACAGCATTAACGTTTTTCTTATCAGAGGTTTGAAGCTCTGTGGGAAGGAACTGACGATCAACTGCTTCAACAGTGATAACCTCAATGGGTTGTCCTTCTCCATCTCGTACAACAACATAACGATCCAAAGGATACAATTTGATACCCTTTGAACCCATGAACACTAGAGCGTTACCAGTGACAATAAGATGCTTCATCGCTTGATGAAGAATCACTCTGTCTTGGGATTCAGCAATAGATTGCATAACAACCCGCTCCATCTTAGCCAAACTAAGATCAATTTCGGAGCGAACTTTTGCATCAATTTCTGGATTACTGGTCAGCTTTCCATCGTTAATCTGAAGCTTAAAGAATGTCGTGTTCACAGGGAACAGACTAAGCATCAGCTTAGAGGCCATTACATTGACCCCCTTAGCACCAACTGATTGCCAGGGGGTAGGAAGTTTTTGGCCATTCATTGATCCAGTAGGAGTCAACAAATGTGGAATACTGAGAGCAGCACAGTCTCTAGCAGTATCAAGGAAGATCGTTCTGTCGCTAGATAACCTTGCATATCTGGAAGCGGCAGTCTGATTTTCCATGTTTATTTACCAATGTTGAGCCCAGTCTGACTACCGCCAGTATTAAGCGGAATGGTGAGGCGAGAAGTCCCTTGAGCGGCTTGACGAGCAGCCGTTCGCAGTGATCTGACTGGTGAAACTTGAGTGGGCATTTTGCTGCTAACCACGGGTTCTGGTGGAGCAGGAGGAGCCGGTGGCGGCGGTGGCGGTTCAGGAATTCTAGGAGCACCAAGGCACATGATTAAATCTTTCCTTTAAGATAACGGATAATAGCAACAGCCCCCGCATGGAAGGCCATTTGTCGTTCGCAAATAGAGAACTCTGGGTACCGGTCAGGGTACATCGCATCAAGTTCTTCAATCAGTTTGACAAGATCAACCTGTCCCCCTACTACTCTGGATAAGGGGAGTTCTTCGGCTTCAAGATAGTCATTAGCCATATTGAGGCAGGTCGGTGTTGGAAGCTTCAAAGAATGCTGGCATCCTGGCACGTTTGGTATCTGATAGGCCAGGTGCCTTACCTTTTTCATACAAGGAATCAGACTGGTTCAACCAGAAGTCCTTGTCCAGATACTTATTCTCAGACGAGGACAGCCCATCCACTACCCATCCAACAGTCGCTCTACGAAGTCGATTGAGGCCTGATGTGGACTTGAGGCCCAGCTCGGAGCAGACCATCGAGTGGACCGCGACGTGGGTTTGTTCGTCTCGGCTGATGTCTGCTGCTGTGGTGCGGATGCCGATGTCTCCCGTGAATCGGAAGAAGGGAAGGATGACGAAGAAGACACTACGTTCAAGGATGGCAGCTTTCAAGAGGGGATGTTCTGGTGCGTCGAGCCATGCCTTGAGGATGTGCTTGGCTTCAGCTTCGAATTTATCGTTGGAGCCGTGAGCCGCAACAACATAGTTAAGAGCTTGGTCGTGACGCTCTTCATCCAACTGATTAGATAGCAGAGCTTGACGTACACCAGGAGTATTAGGTAGCTCCTTTTCCAGCCCCTGCTGTAGGAATTCTCTAACAGGCAGTTCGAGGTGGCGTAGACCAAGGGCACGGTAGATCGCGTCTTCGGCACCATCAACTAGCTTGCCTTTCTGAACAGCAACTGGAGTCCACTTGCGTTTGCGGCTGATGACTTGATCATAGGGCGATAGTGTGGGGTTCATTCTCCGCAAGGAATACAAGGTTCATTGTCGGGCTGAACTTTCGGGCAGCCACAATCCGGATCAATGTCTGTTTCAAAGTTAAAGAGATCTTTGAAATCATCATTTAGTGCAGCCAGAGCATCGTCCTTGGCCTGCGTATCAGGCATCACCTGAAGAGCATAGTAGAGAGATGTTTGGGGTGAGTTCAGCCACTCCTTGAGGAAGGCTGTGTCGTAGGTTACTACATCGCTCCAGCTGTTGAACGAGTACCCATGGAACAGCAGTGTATGTTGGAAGAGTCGCACTATTCCATCAACTACCCGCGTGTAGTTATCCCAGCCAACTTCCGCAGCAATTTCGCAGTCGTCAGGATAATCGTATGACTGAACCCCAAACGTTCCCGAATCACGATCAACGTGACGGCTAATAGGAGGAGCCAGCTCTGGAGTGGCAGTGAAGCCCCTAAGATCGATGTTGTTGTAACTACAAGAAGCGGTAGGAGCAATAGCAAACGCCCTGTCCATCTTGGCGTGGCGGGCGATCTGTGCTGCTGCTTCAACGGCCTTGGCGAGTTCCCCAACGAGTACATCGGCAGGGGAATTTTGTGATGCGTTTGCGAAGTAATCATCTAAAGCCTGACCAAATTGTTTGTAGGTGACTTTGTGATAGGCAAGGAAGTTAGCCAGACCCAAAACACCAAGTCCTACTTGTCGGTCAGTTTCAGGAGGCAGATATTCTCCAGTATCTCCAACTCCAGTCTTAGCATGAAGTGCTACCAGGGACGACATGCCCTCGGTAAATGCTGGTACCAGCTCATCAATACTGCAAGCACCAAGATTGATATGCTGTAGGAGGCAAGTACCACGGCTAGGGAGGTAGACCTCAAGACATACATTTCCGTAGATGCGTTTACCATAGGCATCACGACGAATCTTATTCAACCAGATGTCACCCTTCTTGATACCATCAAGGGTAGCAGCAATTAGTTCTGGAGAAGCATCCTCCAAAAAGTGACGATCAACATTAAGGCAACGCTTTACCCAAGCCAGATCCGAACGACTGGCACGGATGAAATCAATAGCATCGGGATGAGTATAGTCAAGATGGCATACCACAGCCCCGTTCTTGTAGAATCCTCCCCTTCGAAGTGTTTCATTAAGAGCCGAGTAGATGCGAGCAAAAGAAACAGGACCAGAGGCGGTAAGACCGTAACCATTGTCGTGGCCCTGCGGACGAAGTTTAGAAAGGTGGACCGCAACACCAGCACCATTACGGAGAGCGTGGGAAACAAAACGCCAGGAGGCTTCAATACCCTCCGGACCCTCCATGCTGTCTTCTACTACAAAGACGGTGCAACTGACGGGAAGGCGCGATTCCGGATTGTCGATCCATGATTGAACGCGACCGGTCCGGGCGATAGTTTTAGGGAGGTCTCCCAGGTCAGCAAAGTTGGTCATACTAGATCGTCAAGAATAGGTGGATAGTAGTTCGGTCCCTTCAGTACTTTACCATCTGCTCGACGTAGGGGTTTGCCATCGACCAGCTTGGACATATTGCTTTCAAACACTCGACGCATAGCCACGTCTAGATTCCAGCCACGAGCAGCAGCATACTGGTAACAGACAAATACAAGATCAGCCAGCTCCTTCAATTGATCAACCTTTGAGACACTTAGCTCATCTTCAAACGCATCACGCCACTCATTGTACTCCTCGTTGATTAGAGTTGCTTGAAGTTCATGGACGTTTTCGTCAGGTGTGTTGAGTGGTTGATCCATTACCTGCCTAAAAGTAATGGCCTGTTGGAGCAACGATGGAGTGATCATCGATTACG